TATCTGCACGTTAGTGAGTGCGGACGCCACACCGGCAACACTTATCGTGGTGCCGTTCACTGTAAACTGCAGCGTGGGTTTTCCCTTCGCCAGAGTGAGGTAAGGCCTGCCCAGCGCCGTGCTGATTTTACGCTCTGCTGGCAGCGGCCAGACGGAGACATGCACGCCTCCCTTCTCAATATCCTGCTGCAGTGTGCCAGGCACCGGCCAGCCCGAGTAAATTTTCATTGAGGTATTTACAATGCCCGGTAACTGGCTGCCGCCCGGATAAACTACGTCTGCAACACGACGGGCAAGGTAACGCGCAACATCATCGGTACCTGCCATGTTACACCGTCACCTGAAGCGCCGTCAGACGCCAGCCCATGTCTGTGAGTTCCGTGCCGCTGACGACATAACGCTGCCCGGCTTCATCCGTCACAAAATCCCCGGCATGAAGAGACAGGCCTCTGAATGCAGGCATGAGAATATTGTGCCAGGCACTGCGCGTCTCACCCGGCAACTTAAGCGGGCTGTGCTCACCGCCACGGCTGAGCAGAATACTGGCAGGCCAGCCTGACATCATAAGCTTCTCACTGGCGGCTGTAGTGCCACTGTAATCCTGCAGTCCGCTATCGGAACCTGCCTGCGCGGTACGCCGGATGCTCACAAGCCGCTCAGTCCTGACGCAAAGAACGGGCTGCAGCAACGGCATGGCGGCCACGAAAAAGGTCCCCTCAATGGACACCATGATATCGCCCGCCTCAAACCCTTCCGCATCAAAAATACCAATACGGGTAGCCTGCCCAAACCGGACTGCCCGCGCATAGTGGTAATCAGTGGCAAAAGAGGCCGACAGCTCCCGCAGCGGCTGCGCATCCAGCGGACTGAACGGTGATACTGCCCGGTAATGACGCGCCGTACTGCCCAGGCGTTTCGCGGCCTTCCCGTTACCCTGGTTCACCTTCGCCGCCAGCTGCTGTGCGTCCATGTCAGCGCCGGGTCACAGGTGTGGTGCCATTGCTCAGCGACGGACCCGGCGGGATACCAAGGAGTCCGCAGAGCTGGCGACGCCACTGATTATAGAGTCGCGTTCGGTCTGACACTTCTGACCGGTTGCGCTGCCAGACAGCCGCTTTATCCGTATCAAGGTTGTCTGCAGCATGGGTAATCCCCCATTCCAGACTGGCCAGTGTCGTCAGATAGTTCACCACGATGGCTTCCTCCTCAGCCCGCAGCGACGTCAGCCGGTGAGCCAGCGTCTGGAACCGGCCTGAGGTGACCTGTGCGTAAGCCGCATCACTGCGGTCGTCGGGCGATGTGTCGCCTGTCATGGGATAGCCCATGTAGCGACGTGCGTCGGCCAGCTGCTGTGGAGTCAGCATGGGTTACCTCATCTGAAGGGTTCGGACTGAAATATTGGGCAGGACTAACCTAGCAGTAGCGCGCTATGTTCCGGTTTGATGTTCTGACAGCCCCATGCCGCAGCGATTTCGTAGCGCACACGGCGGTACTGTTTGTACATGGAGACTTCGAACGACATGTTGGTGCGCGGGTCGGTGATCATCATGCGGTCATCCGCCATGTCGCCTTCTTCCGGCAGCGCGGGGGCGCGTGTGGCCAGGATGATGGCGGAGCGGCTGAATGCGAAGTTGGCGGTAAACTTACTGAGCACCTTTAGTTCAGAGCCTTTAGTCAGTTTCTCGCTCAGCCCCGGCGCCAGGATAGTAATGCTGCTGCCAGCCTGAACACGACTGACGATATACTTGTGGCTGCCCGCAATGATTACATCACCAGCCGTAACGGCTTTTTCTGTCACCTTCACGTTAAGGATGGTCTCACCGGGTTTCTGATCTGACTCAAGGACAAGCTTTTCGCCCGGCGCACTCTCTGACGAATGCAGTGCCACACCCGCCGACTCACGCAGGGTGAAGCCATGCAGCTCCAGCAGCGTACCCTGCGCACGTAACGCTGTGGTACCGGCTTCATTAGCTTTGGTCAGCTGCGCCATGGTACGCAGTGCAGCGCCTGCAGTGGTATCAATAACACACTGCAGATCGCTGAGCGGTGCACCATTGTCCGTCAGGATCTTACGCACCTGCGCCGTATCGGTAAGCGTGTCTTTGAACGGTGTTTTACCCGCTTCACCGGCAGCGCGTGATGCGCGGCGAAACAGCTGGCCCAGATCAGCTTCAATTTCATTGACCAGTGTACGCATCGCCTGGGTAACCTGGTCACGGCGGATGCCATGATAACCCGGTCCGGATTTGATTCGTTTCTGCTCTTCACCTTCCCAGCGGAACGGCACCATTCGGGATTTCGTAATGGCCAGCGGCACATTACCAATATCCTGGTCACCGTCATCCGGCGGCAGCTGTCCGGGTTTCACATCTTCAGCCTTTGAGGCAGGCGTCATCGGAATGCGGATCGGCTGATTGAGTCCCGCACGCTCTGCGGACGCATCCAGCGTAATGGACGGAATGAACCCGCAAAGTTCACGGGACACAATGTCCAGCGACTGATACAGGTCGGGAATGAGTTGAGTCAGGGTATTAGACATGCAGGGTTATCCTGTTAATCAGTAATCTGTACACCCGCACAGGCCCGTTCGCTCTGCTCCTGAGGGCTGAGGGATTCGAACTGTTCACGGGTAAGTGTGTTGGGGCTGCTGTTGCCATTCCCCCCAGCAGAGCCGCCGCCTGATGCGCCGGTGCCTTTGAGGATCTGGTCTTTATACGGGTAGTGCTCAACGAGAATGCTCAGCGCTTCATCAAACCCCGCCGCTTCGCCGGGTCTGACCGCACTGAAGATTTTGTTTCCGTCGCGATCAAACGCCGTGACGGCGTCACCGACTACCTGAAAGTTGCTGCCGAACCGGGCTTCCACCAGGTCAGCCGGAATACTCATTTTCTCGGCAATGAATTTTGAACGGGCGAAACTGCCGCCAATTTTCTCCGCCGTGAGCTTCTGGCTCAGGTCGTCGCGCTCTTTTACGATGGGCGCATACTTCTCTTCCAGCGCCCGGACGGCTTCATTGCGGACCTTTTCGATTTCACCGGCATCCACCAGCGTTTTGTCTTCCAGGTTCTTCACGGTGTCCAGTGCTGCCAGCGCCGCTGACGGGTCATCAATACCTTCAAAGGTCTTAAGCAGCGTTTCTGCACTTTCCGCACGCTCACGGTGCGACTTTGCTTCACCGTTAAGACGCGAGATGGTCTGCAGAGTGCCAGGGGCATCAAACGCCAGCTCTTTGCCGTCATCCTGTACGTACACAGGCTTGCCATCGTTTACGACCACATGGCCGTTCTCATCGAGTTTCAGATTCATCAGGGTCATCCAACCAGTAATGAGCCATCCGGCCCGTGGCACCGCGCTGCATCCGCAGCGAGCGGCAATAAAAGAAGGCCCATGCATCTGCACGGGCCCGGAGAAGGTTAAGCCGGCGTTGTTGTGGCCGGTTTATCTGATACCGGGGACGGCATTGCGCGGATACGCGCCTGCTCTTCCGCCCAGCGGAGTTCGCTGTTAATAAGGCCACGGCGCTGTATCTCGTTAAACAGCGTCTCGTCGGACAGTGCCCGCGTTTTATACATGTCCACCAGGAAGTCAGCCGAGGCTTCAGCCAGCGTGGTAGCACCAAAGTCACTGAAGATAGTGACGTGTCCGCCTTCGGACTCACCAATCCACTCCGCCAGATACTGCAGCGCCAGCCGGGCCGCATCGGTAAGGTCACACACCATGCGCTGCAGGGCACTGGTGCTCGCTTCATTATCGGTCAGCGTCTGCACCACGGTGCGGTGGCCGGGTTTTACCACCAGCAGCTCGGCTCCTATCTGGCGCATTTTCTCTTCAAGGTCGATGATGTCTGTGCGCCCGGCCTCGATGGCCCTGCCACTGTGCTCCACATAACGCAGGTCTGCTTCATCCTCTTCTGACAGGATGGCCGATGCCGCACCCACCGAAATGGGACCGTCACCGAGCTTTTTTCCGAACAGCACCGGTACGCGGGCGACATGCAGGATGGTCTGCTGGTCGCTGCGGGACTGCCAGTGCTCAACGTTGAGCCAGGCCAGTTCAGCCAGCGGCGGCCGGCCGTTCATAAACCCGCGTTTATCACCGTAGACCGGGACAAAGGTGATTTTTTTCAGGCTGGTTGTGCCTTCATCGTGCAGCTGCCACTCCAGCACCCCGCTCGTTTCATTCAGCTTTTCGCGATAAATGCGCCAGCGGCCGGGATTAAGCACCCTGACCTGCTCAATATTTTTCACGACAAATTCATTCTGCGGGTCACGCTCACTCACCGTCTCGACAAAGCGCAGCAGCGTAAACGTCTCCTGTCCGTCGACCCGCTCTGAGTCGTAATCGAGGAGGCTGGTGGCATTGACCCTGACGAAATAAGGCCGCAATCCGCGCTGGCGCTCTTCAGCCAGAGAGAGCTGTTTATCCGCAGGTGGGTGCTCGACAAGGATGCCGCAGAGCCCGTAGGCCATCGCTTCCTCAAAAGTGTCAGCCAGAAAGGAGTGCAGGTTAGTGCCCTGCAGGTCCACATCCCCGAACATCTCACGTATACGTGCAGGCACCGCTTCTTCATCCCAGGTGACCGGACGGGAAAAAGGTTTGCCACTCAGCACTTCGACCGTACGCGAAAACGCAGGGAACAGCGTCGCCACCGACAGCCGGTTCTGATAAAACGCCTCTTCTTCACTGGGCCATTTAGGCAGATACGTTTTGCCCGCAGCACGCATGGCGGCAGTGCCGCCCAGCAGCGTGCTGATCATGGGCCAGCATCCGGCCATCGACTCGATTTTGGGCGATCGCTTCCGGACGTCGTTGCTCATATTGATGTTCTGTCAGGCAGAGAATGGACGGACTGTTGTGCCCTTCGGCTGGAACAGTTCTGTGATGGCCCAGACCAGCGCATCCAGGCGGTCCGGTGATTTCTTCGCGGTAGCAGGCACGTATTCCAGAAGCTGGTTTTCGAGCTGGTAGAGGTTGCCACGGTGCGCCACCCGGCCCTGCTCATACAGCGCTGAAATGGGCTCAGCCCGGGCAAACTTGCCCTTACTGGCATGGACGCGGACGATCCGCCCGCGGTAGCCCGCATTGCGCAGCGTGTCTTCGGCCATGTCGCCACCCTGGTTGGTTTCAATGACAATAGCTTCAGCGTGATGCTCTTCATAGGCTCTGATGGCGCGCTTCGCCCAGCCGTTCGGCGTGTACTTACCGGAGTAATCCGCGGCAGCAGAAAACAGCCGGTCATTACCGCGCCCGTAACTGCTTGCCACGACCATACCGGTCTCATCACTGTCTTCGCTGTTGGTCGCCTGGGGGTCAATGGCAACGACCGTCCGGGACGGCTGCAGGGTGATATCCAGCGCACGCGCACCGGACACCATTGCTTCGGTCCAGAGTGCACCGTCGGCATTAAACCGGCGGGGCCGCTGCATATACTGTGCTTCGGCTGTGCGCCGGTGTGAAAACAGTGAGGTGCGATGCGATTCATTGTGCTTGTACGGCCAGAGCCAGCCGTCAGGCAGACCATGTTCAATGGGTATCGCATGCGAGTTTTCCGGGTACAGCACTGAATACTGTTCGCTGTTATCAATCAGCACCGGCAGGTTCAGATGATGCCACTGTTCGCCACTGCCACCGCGCAGCAGATAGCCACTCAGATCGTGGTAGTGAATGCGCTGCATGATGACCACAATGGGCGTGGTCTCAATGGCCAGACGGGAACGGATGGTTTCGTTGAAGCGGGTGTTGACCCCGACACGTATGGTTTCGCTGTAAGCGTCGTCTGGCTTTACCGGGTCATCAAGAATCAGACAGCCCTGCCAGCCCGGTTCCATATGACCGGCACGAAAGCCGGTAACCTGTCCTGCCGCCGACGAGGCATACACCCCGCCGCCGTATTCTGTCCACCACATGGCTTTACTGTCGGCATCGTCGCGCAGAGCCATCGGCCACATAGACTGAAAGGCAGCAGATTTCACGATGCTGCGCGTGGTTGACGAGTTCAGTAATGCCAGGTTGTGGGAATAGGACAGGTGCATGAAGCGGGCACGGCGGTTCAGCGCCAGCCCCCGGCCCATCATGTTGATGGTGGCCAGTTCCGTCTTGGTGTAGCCCGGAGGCACATTGATGATGAGTCGCCGGATGTCGCCATCAATCACCCGGTCCAGCGTCCGCTGTATCACCTGATGATGAGGCGCGACGATCATTCGGCTGCCGGTGCGCTGCTTAAAGAAGTACCGGGTGAAATAGAGCCCGTCCTCTTCACACTCTATACGGCGTGCAGCGTTCTTAAAGTCAGCAGTCGTCATCCTCCAGCATTTCCCGGCGTGCCTGCCGGTATTCCTCGCGTGAAAGCAGCGCAACCTCAAGCGGGCCGCCGTCTTTGCCTGTCAGCGACGTCGTACCCTGCTCGCGGAATGCCTGCACAGAAATGTGTTTACCGAGCAACTCCAGATTCCTGACTTTGTCCGGCCACTTAATCTTTTTGAGGATGCCGACCATCTCGCGCTCTTCACCCCGGCCGTCGAACATCTCGGCCAGATCGAATCCGCTCAGATACCGACGCCATGATGAAGGCCATTGCGACACAGGTTTGATGTTCATGTCATCGCTCATAATGTCGAGCACGTCCATCTGGTCTATTTCGATCAGGCGGTTAAGAACATATGCAGCATCAATGTTTATTTGTTTGTTACGCTGTAATTTGAGATCTGAAATACGGTTCTGAATATTAATCTTTGATAAGTTTTGAGCACCCTGCACATTCGCGGCCTTTGCACTATATCCCGCCCGTATAGCAGCCTGCGTTGCGTTCAAATCGATGAGGTACTCGCGACAGAACATTTCTTGTTTGTCAGTGAGTTCCATGGGCAATCCTTTAAGGAGTGATTATGGATTCGCGTATTTTTTCATCTAAATTTATGATGAATGAACAAACTTGGTCCAGGCTAGCAAACACCCTTTCAAGCGAAGATGATATTGGAGTCGTCCTACGCGCGCATTTAATTACTGAGGCAATGATTGAAGCCTATTGTTGTGCAATGACTAGCAATGAGCGCCTGTTCGAGGGTTTTGGTGAAGGATTAACTTTAACCTACGCAGCAAAGCTGCAATTAGCTGCAAACTTAGGGCTTAATGAACATTCGATTGCGGAGCTCAAGCGCTTGAATAAAGTTAGAAATGTTAGGTCTCACCAAATAGACAACACTGCAATTACAGATGCAGAGATTGAATCATTGCGATCCTTTATATCAAGGGGTGGTCAGGATGACTTCGTAAACCTTAGCAGCTTTGGCATTCGCGTTGGGGAGATTGAAATGAACCTAAATCGTCCTGGAGCAACTAATCGTGAAAAGTTTCTCGCGATACTAGGAGCGATAATTTATCGGGTAACATATCAGGTAGGCACCAGCTAATGGGGTCATGCTGATTAAAGCTAATGGTGCCGGAGCTTTCAACATCTGAAGAATTCGTGAGTGCGCCAGATGTTGATTATTTAAGACATTGCTCTTTTATATACTGCTGCAGCCCAGCTATTTGCTTTCCGGCGATTTCGATTCGCTCTCTGAGAGTGAAAAAATCCCATTGAGCGGCGTCAGTAAATCGGGTGGTGGCCGCATCATCCATGCAGGTGGTGCCGGTGGCGGATTGCTTCGTGCAGGTGGCGTTGAGCTGCAGTCGGCGCTAGTCTGGGAAAATCACTTTTTACTGAATTCAACACTGTCTGTGGTGCAGTCAAGCATGCCAAAATATTCGCCGGTTTCTGACTGGCCGCTACGCTGAGTGAAAGGGACTAACCAGATATTGTCCCCAAATGTCATCTGTCCATAGTCGATCAGAATCCCGTTCTTTTCAGCGGCGTCCTGAGCGTCAGAGAAAGTTTTCCATTCAGCCTGGTCTCCGGTCTTAGCCCGAATAACTTTAGTCATGATGGTCTGATTATCATAATGCCGGCAGGCTTCAGTCTGGGCGGCATCAACTTTTGAAGGTCTGATCGATACTATCAACAAAATCATTACAGCAAATGCGAGCACTGCCAGAGCTGTAATGGTGATAACTAAAATTTTGACTACCTTTTTCATATGATCCTCATCCTGAGTTCTTTGGATGAGAATCATACCTGATGCATCTTGTAATTATCACGCTGCCTTGCACGACGGGTGCGCTGTATTGCTCACAGATACTTAATCGCCAGTGCTTTAACATCGTCCTTTGCGGCTTCGCCCAGCAGAGCAACCCCACTTTCAACAAACGCCAGCGCAGCTTCAAAATCATGAACGCCCACTTTGACTTCAGCTGATTGGGGCATCTGCGCTGCTTCGGCGGAGAATCCGGACTGTTCAACAACTTCGTCATTCATTGATTCTGACATTTCAGTACTCGCTTCTTCAGGGTGGATAAACTGGCCTTTCAGCCACTGGAGGAAATTCATTTCTGCCGTTCCCGTTCAATTTGCCGGATGGCGGCCTTGTCCTGGTTGCACTGCTCCAGAGCGTTAAGCAGATGCTCATTCAGCTCCAGGCTGTCTCCCCAGGTCAACGGGTCAGGAATCAAAGGCACAGCGCAGTCAGCCAGCAGACTCACCGGTATCGGTACTGGCGGAACCGGTACGTATTTTGTCCCGGTGCGCACGCAGCTGGTCAGCAGCAGGACGAGGCACAGATTCAGTGGCACAGTTGTTACCCCTGACCAGCTTTTGAATAACCACCACCCTGCGCTCACTCTCTTCATCGCCTGCCTGATTTGCATCCTGAGTTGCCCGGGCAATGTCGTTGAAGAGGGCTGTTGCCCTGAGAACATTAGTCGCGAGCATCTCTGCTGAAGCTTTCTCATGCGCCAGCTGCCTGTTCTGTTGAGTGATCACGACTTTCGATAAGGACTGAAGCTTCAGGGCTACGCTTAGCGCGATGACCAGCAGTAGCAGGCCTGTGATGGTAACGGCACGCCACTTAACGCGGCTTAAGGTCATCGCTGCTCTCCGCCAGGCAAAGTGCACGCTCAGTTTCGCGACGCTTCATCAGCCCTTTCCACCTCCTGCCACCGGCAAAGATCCAGCGGCGCAGTTCATTGCAGGCACCCGTCGTGTCGCCTGCGTTGAGTTTTCTCAGAAGGGAAGATCGGGAAAACGCGTCAGTACCGGTGTTATAAGCAAAGCTGTAGAGTGCGGCGCGCTGATAATCGCTGAGGTTAACCGTGACCATGCTATCTACGTCTGCCTGAACGGGTTTCAGGTCTGCGCGCAACAGCCTGTCGCACTCCCTGTCGGTATAGGTTTTGTTACTGACAATATCGGGGCCGGTGTGACCATCACAGACGGTGAGCACACCGGCGACATCCCGATAGGGAACATAACGACGCCCTTCCAGACCATCCGGACCGCCGAGCAGCGTAATTGCCAGAGTCAGGGCACCTGCACCGGCTGCAGCCAGAAGTCTGTTACGCAGCGCGGCCGGTATGACCATTTTTCAGCGCGGCTCTTCCTGGCAGGTGCAGCGCAGCGCCCTGATCTCTGCCAGTGTCGCCTTGCGCCGGTAATACCAGTTAATGATGCAGGTGATGGTCGCAAGGCTGATACCGGCAAGAACGCCGACGGCGCTCCACTCTTCCGGACTGAAAAAGGTCAGGACGCCATGGACAACTTCGCCTGCGGATACGCTGTAAGCGACCCCGGTTGTGAATTTGCTCATCAGGATTTGCCGCGCAGAATAGGAGAAAGATAGCCGGAGCCGGTGGATGAGCAGGATACAGTGACGGCATCCGGTCATAAAAAAAGCCCTGACAAAATGCCAGGGCTGAATAGAAATCTCTCGAGGGTCATTTACCCATCGTTGGAGCCAATCTAACACAAAAAATGGAAAAGTAAATAGCGAGCGATAACATCGCTACATGAATTATCGCTCGCTATTTAGTAATGCGTGATAACGTCTTCTCGGCCCAGGCTTCTTCCCGATGCAGCTCGGCGACCAGAAACTCCAGCAGCTGCTTCACGCTTTTGTTCCACGTATCCAGCGTAACAGCCTGCGTGACCTGACACACCGCCCTGAACACAACAGCGGAAGGGATACGTTCAAAGCCGCGCCCGGAACACCGCTTACAGGGCTGATAAACCGGCACACCCTGAAATCGCGTCATCACACGGTTAACCGCTTCCCCTCGCCCTTTGCAGTCCTTGCAGGCTGCCCGCACGATACCTTTTCCGTTACATTTGCTGCAGCACTTTCCGTTGCGCAGCCCAGTGCCGTGACAGGCATGACATGGCGACTCGGTATCCGGGCTGCGCGCATAATCGAGAAAGGCATAGCCCGCGATGATCGTAACCACCGCCATTCGCTCATCTTCGGGCAATTTAGAGAGGGCCGGATAATGCACTGATACCTTCATTCCGGTCTTAGTGAGCAACCCTACAGCGCGGTCTCTGTCATGGTGACTGAGCTGCATTTTGCCAAAGAAGGCAGAATAACCGAGGGGTGCACGCTTCTGTGTCATACCCAGTGCAGCCAGCACATCGCTGCCGGTCATGTCATCAGGTGAACGGGAGGACTGGCGGGTGAAAGGCGAAACGGAGCGCGGGCTGTGATACTTAACAACACTTTCAAGTTTCATCGTAGTGACTCTGTGCCGGTAAGAAAGTTACCGGCACTATGAGTCGGTTAAGATTCATTTTTCTGAATGACGGCAGGCACGGTTTGCAGAGTGAAAAATGAATTTCTGAATATATTTTTCTTTGGGCACTTCATGCCGCCTCTTTTGTGTCACACGGCACCACAGCTCAATCAGTGCTTCACCGGTATGGTGACGCGGGCTTGCGCCTTTCTTCCAGCCGATAAGTGTGGAAGCAACAACATCCAGTTCGTCTGCGATATCCTGCAGTGAGTAACCGGCACGACTCAGATCAGTGAGTATCCGGAACCAGTCGTATTTATGAATATTGATGACGGGCACGTGACTTCCCCTGCTGTTACAGCCTGAGTAAATCTTTGAGATTTCTGATGCCAAGTTTATTGGCGCAGTTTTTCCGGTGCTGATAGAGCGTTCTGGTCTCAATCCCCATCCTGGACGAGTGCTCTGCGGCATTTACCCCGTTAAGAAACCCGTCAATAACAGCAAGCTCACGCAGGGATAATTTACAGATTTCACGCAGAGAATGTTTCCGGCTCAGGTGATGCTCAAGTACGAAAGAGATGTAACTGACCGGCGAGCTAATATCCAGGATATACTCCATTTCACAGACACGATCCAGCATGTATCTTCTTCTCCGGTTAAGCAGAAGATGGCTGTCTGTGAAAACCAGCAGATTGCCATTGGTTTTTCTCAGTAACCTGAGAAATGTGCTGAACCAGCAGGGAAAAAAATCATCGTAACCCAGACACATTACCGCGAGATTAAAACATCCTGAATATCTGCCCGCCATATGAAAGCGAAAATATCGGGAGTTTTCACAGGATAATACGGTCAGATGTCTTTTCATGCATTCAGTGTCAATAAGGCTGAACAAGCCATGGTGCAGAATGTTATTGTCTCCAATGACGGCAACGCAGCGTTCTTTTCTTTTCATATACTGTCTTCCGTTTCCTGCTGCTCAGGTCGCAAAAATAAAAGCAAACTCCCCATAACGGTGATTATTACTACCCACTTCTCTTGAGACATTCAATGCAATCGTTTGGCCGGAGAAAAATGTAACTCTGGTAGTTGTCAGTAACTTAATGAATTTTCGAACCTAATAGCCAGCCAGGAGTATTTTTAAGATAAACTTTCAGACTCTTGTTAGCACTCACTCTTAACCGAAATAAATTCAGAGAAGCCTGACAAAAAAAGGTGGTTGATTATTTTTATACAGACACTCATATCTCAGCAAAACTTTGAAATGAGAAAGTCATGTTAAAAACAATTTTTCAACATAAAATATTGACGCTCATGTCCAAATAGTAAAAAAATGAGTAACAAAAAGATAATAGGCGAAAGATGACAAAAAGAAGGTCAATGTTCTAGATCACCTTAATTAAGCTGAACATGGTGACGAAATGTGTCTGCAGATACCATAGAGTTGGCAATTTTAAAATAATTCGCAAACTACTTCAGATGGGTTAGCTGGCATGTTCGGGAGGTGCTGGCGAGTAATAATACTGAAAAGTCTGACACCCTAACATATGCATTGCACGCATTACTTTGACAGCAAAGCCTGCTCAGATGTCTGAAACTTACTGAGCAGCGGATTAAATCGACTCATCGAAACCGCTCTGGCGATCACGGAAACCTGTCAGACTGAGCCTGCTGTATCTTTGAGGCCCATCAGGATTTCCATGCAGCAGCGCAACACGTCAAGCCTGAGAAGGTCATGACATATTTCCATTTCAGCAATCAGATAGAACATTATTCCCTGTCGGGATACCTCTTCTGACTCAGCAAGAAGAGCATTCACTGCAGCGCTGAAAATTATTTTTTCGTCTTCATAACAATCTTCAATATTGCTGAGTTGGGCAACCAGGTCGTACCATTCTTAACCAGAACCTGTTCCATCATTAACTGAATTGCCTCAAAGAAATATTTCCGAAAGTCGCTTTCCTGTCTTCAGCGCAAGGAGCGATGAACAGATTATCAATGCCAGGTCAGGTCATCGTAACTGTCGGTTGAGTTAAGAGTGAATTCCTTCAGGCCACGTCTTCGCACTGCATCACGCCTTTTAATTTCTTCATTCACATCATTGATAGCGAGTTTCAGGGCAGCCATCCTGTATGAATCGCTCTCTGTTTTAAGAAAACCGTTCAGCTTGATCAGTATGCCCGGCCATGAGACGCGTGTGTTGTCATTGAGTATGGCGAGAGTCGCTTCCCCGATGAGCACATCACGCAGCAATTGCATATCCTGTTCTGTCATGATTTCGGCTGGTCTCCAGTCTCACAACACCGAAAAAATGGGCGGTGAAATCACACTCATTTGCTGAACAAAAGCTCAATCAACGCGTGCAGCTGCTGCTCTTCTGCATCAGATGAGGCCTTATCAAGACGTACAATCAGCCTTATGCAGATTGCTTTGCGATTCAGTGTCTGACCTGAACGGAGGATCTCAGCAACAACTGAACCAAGCGTTTCCTGCTGCGAGGGCAGATTTACACGGCTTAAATAGCCAGCGATATCGCTGTTGGAACCTGTGCTGCTCAGATTCAGTTGCATGACTGACTCCACTGTATGATTTGAAAGTGACCTGTTTTGCGTAAATTATACAAAATATGTAATTTTGTATAGGTATATCCGCTTCGCTTATGATAATTACTGGCCAGGACAAATGCCGGTAGCGTATCTGTCCGGATGGCGTACTGCTACAGAATGATTTGAGCCTTATCTGACCCATGGCAAATCAGACACACGGGTTGTGTAGGCTGGCGACAGCATGTCTCTTTTCATCGACCAGGACTTCTGGATACCCTGCCCCGCAAAAAAGAGACTGGCCTTGCCACTCTGATTAAGCCCGTCAACCACCCGCATCAGAGCCTCACTGTTCGCGTGCGGACGGTATTCATCAAACAGACTGAGCTGAGCCACACCCTGGCTGTAGAAGTCACCCAGCATCACGCCCGCTTTCATATAACGATGTCCGTCCACCCATATCCGTTCAAGCGCATCCATGGCGACCCGGATAATATCGCGGGTATCATTAGACGGGGTCAGCAGCTTGCCGGTTGCCTGATTACCGTAAAACACCTCCCCGTCGGCATGCGGGCTGGTCCGGACAAAAACTGCTATCTGCCTGCAGTACTGCCTTTCTTTTCTCAGCTTCTCAGCGGCACGCTCAGCAAACGCGCATACCGCCTGCCGCATATCCGTGTACTCAGTGATACGCGAACCGAACGAGCGTGAGCAGACAATCTGCTGTTTGGTGGGGGCAAATTCCTCAAGCGCCAGACATGACTCGCCGCGAAGCTCTCTGACGGTGCGCTCAAGCACGACGTTGAAATGTTTGCGGATGATCCAGGTGCTCTGTTCTGCGAGGTCTCTGGCCGTGGTGATGCCCATTGCATTGAGCTTTTTACTGATACGACGTCCCACTCCCCATACATCCTCGACAGGCACAAGCGCCATCAGCTTTCGCTGCCGGTCGATATTCGACAGGTCGACGACGCCGCCCGTCTGCTTCCACTTCTTGGCGGCGTGGTTTGCCAGCTTAGCCAGCGTTTTGGTCTGGGCAATGCCAACACCCACGGTCAGATGCGTGTTGCGTTTGATCGTCTCACGCACTTCCCGTCCGAAGTTTTCCAGTACCATGCAGTTACGCACACCGGTCAGGTCCAGGAATGCTTCATCAATTGAATAAACCTCCACGCAGGGGGCCATCTGCTCCAGCGTTGTCATTACCCGGCTGCTCATGTCGGCATACAGCGCATAATTGCTGCTGAACACATGGATCCGGTGGCGCCTGATGTCGTCCCTGAGTTTGAAATAGGGCGCCCCCATAGGAATGGCCAGCGCTTTGGCTTCTGCGCTCCGGGCAATGACACAGCCATCATTATTACTCAGAACCAGTACTGGTTTGCCACGCAGGTCGGGACGAAATATTGTCTCGCAACTGGCATAGAACGAGTTCACATCCACCAGCGCAAACATCACATAGCGCCATTCGGATTGAAGACCTGAAAAGTACGTTCCTCACCTTCTTTTGCAGAAATATCCCGGAAATCTGACTTGTGCGCTTCTATCCATCTGTTTGCTTCCCTCGATGTGAAATGCCAGTTCAGCTGCTGGAGTTTCTCAACAAAATCGAGTGTGCTGACCGTGTATCGGCCGCGCGCGTCGCGTTTAATGGCCAGTCTGAATGCGTCGTTGATTTCATAATCGCGTGGCATGATGATTTCCCTCTGATAATAACTGTATGTATAAACAGTAATTGCAATCAGTGGCTTTGAGCAAGCTGATGAGATTTGAAATTTTGTAAAGCGAGGGTGAAAGGTATAGCGGGGGTTATTATGAATTTTAATGTTGAGATAAAGCCAATTTAAAATTTCTTCTGCTATCTGTATGTAATCATCAAACGCATATTCCATCTCAGCCAGAATGATTTTTATCCTGTAATGCAGACAAACACCGTACTGCAGTCACAATCATGTCTGAAGAAGCCTCACTCATTCTGCATCCTGGCCAGCAGGATAAGGCGCAGTGAGCGACTTGCGCTATGCATCTAAGATATTTAAGGATCGTCCACGGACATTCAGTACTTTTTGGCTGGCAAGCGTAGCGAGAATAATGGGGCCCTGAGGCCCCATACTTTTTTCACTGAATTTTTCAGCAACCGCTATTCGGGTAAAGCGTAAACCACTACCTGATCACCCACCTGGTCCTTGAGGATGGTATTACCGCCGGCGACAAACGCCACATACTGGCGGCCTTTATACTCATAGACAGAGGGATTGGCGACTGCAGGGGCTTCCGCCTGATCGGACCACAGCTCTTCACCACTCTCCAGGGAATAGGCGCGGACCTTCGCATCCATTGAAGCACCAATGAATATCACACCACCCGCAGTCACTGCCGGACCACCGATGGTAGGTGAACCCCAGCTCTCAGGCATAAAGAAGCCATACTGCTGAGATGCGCCCACAGGACGGCGCCATTTAACATCTCCGGTATGCATATCTATCGCCACGATTTCGCCAAAAGGTGGCTGCCAGCACGGCATGCCCAGCCAGTTATTGGCCACCATCAGGCGCAGGCCGTAAGGCGCACCTTCCTGTGGTGCAAAACCGCTTTCATTGCCTGAACCATTATCCGCTTTTTCATAATCTGCACGGCTGTAGAGCTTCACATACTGCACAATGTGAGAGGTGTTAACGATCGCAATCTGTTTTTGTGGGTCAAACGCGACACCGCCCCACTGCACGCCGCCCGCACTGTCAGGATACGTCAGAGCGCCTTCGCCTTTGGTAGTAGGAGGCGTATACATACCTTCGTAGGTCAGCTTATCCCACAGCCTTGAACACTGACCTGCGCCCACCACATCTGCCAGCTTCCAGATTGCCGGCTTTTTCGACTGATCAAGTAGTGGCGCAGGTTTAGTCGGGAATGGCTGCGTGGGTGAAAGCACTTCACCCTGAACGGAGCCATCACCCTGTGGCACCGGACGCTCTTCAATCGGCCAGACATCCTCACCGGTCAGACGGTTCACCACAAACAGAAAGCCCTGCTTGGTTGCCTGAATAAGTGCCGGGATCTGCTTGCCGTTAACCGTAATATCCATCAGCGTCGGCGCAGAGTTGATGTCATAGTCCCACACATCGTGATGCACCCACTGGCGGGACCAGACCACTTTACCGGTATTCACATCCAGTGCAGTGGTAGAAGTCCCCAGCGGGATAGGTGCAGTGCGGTTACCTCCCCAGTAGTTAGGTGAAGGCGATGAGACAGGCAGATAAACCAGGCCATGCGCCTCATCGGCTGACATATGCGTCCAGACGTTTGCAGTACCTGTGCGTTTACGGACATCTTCCGGAATGGCTTCAAACGTCCATTCGCGTTTGCCGGTCTGTGCATTCACGGCGAACACCGTGCCCGGAGGCGCTTCAGCATAGGCCCAGTCCTTACCCGCCCAGCCAATCAGCAGGTGATTACCCACAACCGTTGGCGGCTGCAGAACGGATAGCGGGTATTTAGCGTTAATGGTGTTCCACTGGTTCAGATCTAATATGCCATTGTCAGCAAAGTCACTGCACGGCTTACCTGAGTCGGCATCCAGCGCGAAGAGCTTGCCATCCACCGTGCCCATATAGACGATTTTCTGGCACGCCTGACCGGCGACAGGCGTTTTGGCCTGCCAGTATGAGACGCCACGGTTTTTCAGAACCGGCTGGGTCAGGGCTTTACGGGAGGATTTAGTGTCATAGTGCCACTTCTCTTTGCCTGTGCCGGGATCAAGCGCAATCAGACGATCAAAAGGCGTACCGATATAGAGGGTCTGGTTGGCAAAAATGGGCGTAGCGGACCAGACAGTAGCAGGCGTATCGCCTTTACCATCCGAAACATCGCCGGTATGAAACTCCCAGATTTTCTTCAGATTACTGACATTGTCAGTATTGATTTGCTTAAGCGGGCTGTATTTCTGGGCATTCAGCTGACCATGGAAGCTGTCCCAGGTGGCTGAAGATGGCACAAGTGAAGTCGTTGGATTATCCGCGGTTGCGACCTTCTCTGCGTCACCTTTGCCGGTTGATGCATCACCCGTCGTCGTGGTTCCAGGAGACTGCTGATTAGCCGCATCGGGACTGACTTTTTCACGTGCGCCCATGGAGGCCTCAGCTGCTTTATCCTGAGCATGGAGCGTCAGCGGGGTAAGCAGCAGCGCCAGCGCCGTTATACCGACTTTCATTACTGGAATATATTTATTGTTCTGCACGGATTGTTCCTCAGGCTCCGACACGGTGGTTATGACGGGCGGATTTATTGTTCAGCATAATCAGGCCAATTAGGCCGACCACCATCGCTGCCGTTATGATGTACTGATGCAGCAATGCGGCTGCAAAACCCGTACCGAATAACACGACCAGCGTCAGGATCGTTAACGTCATACGCGCACCGCGACCGGAAGTACCACGCAAAAGCAACGTCAGTAACGCCAGAATAACGCTGGCGATAGCGACACCCAGCGCGCCTATGGTGCCGGTGACACCGGTTAGTGGCGTCAGCCACGCATACAGAGCCACTGCGAAGCCGATCACGGCTGATATCAGCAGCAGTAAGCGGCCCGCACGTAAGGATTGTTGTTGCAACATAACAGGAAGTCCCATGTGAAATTAATCATTCATTAACTATGGCGCACTGACAGGTCTGAGCAGCTGTTTTCGCCAGATAATGATAAAAAAAGCCCGCCATCTTCAGCGGGCTGAACACCAAACACCTTCATATTTCATGGCAATGCCTGGGCTTCCGCAGGGAAGCGGCACACACTCAGCATGGAAGAAAAACAGAATTCCGCAAGCAGGGATACGATGCGAGCCTTAAACTTGCCCTATACGCCATTCAGGTCAGGTCTGCCGGCTGCAGAAACCGCATACCCACTGACCAGCAAGTTGAAGCCGGGTCATCCGGCAAGGCAACAACGCTATTATTATGATTTATCATCTGTAACTTAATGGCTGCTCATCAGGTTTTCGACTTTAAAGTTATTTCATTATAAAACAGAGAACTGTATCAGGCTTCCGCCTTACGACTGGTTTTCAATAGAGCATTTTACTTTTCGTACACCATAAGCCAAACCTTGCAAATGCGCGATTGGTGCTGACATACTTCTTTGCATTGATTCACAGCCACCGATGGGTAATTCGTGAGATTTTCACTTCATGATATGTCGCTTTTTATCAGTTTCATTTTTTGTGCATTAGCTATTTTATTATCCTTTTTCTTCGCAAAAAGAGCCCTAATCCGCTTTAAACACGCCAGAAATCTGAAAGACTTTAAATCCACCGGGCATATGTTAAATAAACTCTCTCACAGGAATGGTGGTAGTCCGAATTCGGAATCGCTCAGAATAGAATCCGTGAAGAGTATTCTTTATATCATTACTTATTTTACGGCGTCCTTACTGGTCCTGATTTTTACAGGCTGGGTACTATCACAAATCTGATTACCGACATCCTTCGGCATCTATGCTTCACTCGCAGGCCCTTTCTTAATTCATAGGGGAAATGCACTTTTTTGTTCAAAATACGTCTACAAACTCGGTAAGCTTACTCTTGTCTCAGCGCCCAGAATTCCTTTGCGTTAGTTAAATGTGCAAAGTGATGCAATCAATGATGCAATCAAGTTACGCATTGATTCAGGTTGTGCTATTACTGTTTCTATGCCTCATTTCCTGACTGAAAAAATGGTTACCTCACTTTTTATACGCTGGGCTATGCAGATTAGGCAACAAACTCAACGCCCTGCTTATCTCCGCATAGCTGACTTCATTGCTGAAGGTGTGACCTCGGGTGAACTGCCTTCGCGCTATCGTTTGCCTCCATTACGTGAGCTGGCAGAGATGCTTGACCTTAACTATTCAACAGTAACTCGGGGTTACGCTGAAGCTCGCCGCAGGGGTCTGATTGATTCCCGACCGGGTTTAGGCAGCTTTATTCGCAATAAAGCCTCTTTCGCTTCAGCCTTACCTGTCAGCAGTTATGAAATGACGATGAATGCGCCGATCGAGCCTGCTGTTCCCGCTCTTGAAGAAGCGTTAAGAACGGGGGCGATAAACCTTTTCAACACAACGGATATGCTGAGCCTTATGCGTTACCAGAATTTTGGAGGTAACTCAGAGGACAAAGCCGCCGCAATAATCTGGATGAATCGTAAACTAAACATCTCCAGCGATGCTGAAGTCCTTGTGTGCCCGGGAATACACAGCGCGCTGTTTGGGCTGATGACACTGTTCAAACGCAGAAAAGGATATATTTGTGTTAGCAGTCTTGTATATCCAGGTATGAAGGCAATTGCAAACCATCTTGATATCAGGCTGAAAGCAGTGCTTTGTGATGAATATGGCCCGGACCCATCTGTACTGGACGCCCATTGCAGAGCGGGTGAAGTGACTGCATTGTATATCAACCCGACACTTCACAATCCGACTACGTTAACCATCCCTGAATTCA